TTTTCAGTTGCGTCAGTTGCTTGTTTTACCGCTGTTTTATAAAAACCTGTTTCAGTGTCGTATTCAGAACCGACAACCTCAGCAATTTTACCTTTTGCTAAAACTACAGTTTGGTTACCTTCAGGACCATACTCATAGATAAAGCTTTTCGCACCATTTGTACGAGAAATAATCATTTCTTCCGCAGGAGCCATACCCTCGGAAATAACTAGGTTAGTGTGTGATTTACCACGACTAGTAAGCTTGCGATCCAAATTTGGAAATTGTGCCATTTGTAATGTGCCTCCTTATTTTATCTGCGTCCAGTTAATAGACTAATTAATGCTTCTTCGTTATTTGTAACCATTACCTTGCTTGTTGCCAAGTCTTTACTTTCAGTAACGATTTTTTCACCTGTTGGCTTCTCTACGTGCTCTACATTACGAGTAGGAGCTTTTTTAATAGAAGGCTTTTCTACTAGAATGTCAGAGATTGAATCGCGTAATGATTCTAATGTGCGAGCAGTATATTTAGTAACTGCGTCCTCACGACTAGACTCTTTACCAACAGCTACACGTAAATCTACTAAGAAATTAACTGTTGCTTCATGAAGTTCTTTTGCAAGTTGTACATTAGCTTCTGTTAATTCTTCAATAGTGTTCTGAGCTTCAGCTAAGTCATTTTGAGCTTGTTGAAGTTCAGCGGATGTATCTGCTTCAGCTACAGCAGGTTCTTCTGCAGTAGTGTTTTCTTCTACAGCGTCAGCTTCAAGATTTTCTTCTTCTGTCTCAGTTGACTCTTCTACTTGTGTATTTTCAACTACACCTGTTTCATCTGTAGCTTGTTCTTGTTGAGTAGCTTCATCTGTTTGTTCAGCAACAGCAGTTACTTCTTGTTCTGCTTCAGTTGCTACTTGATCCTCTTGTGTCACAATGCTTTCCTCCTTTGTAGTTGATTCACTATCACTTTTAACCACTACTGATTCTGTCGTCAACGTTGAAGTCGAAGTATCGGTATTTTCGCCCGATTCTTGCGTTGAAACGTCATCTACTAAGGCTTTAATTTTGATAGGATTTCTACTTTCACCGGTAGCCATTGTGTTTTGAGATAGTGAGTTACTTGTAATCATTGCATCTGAATCAGCAGGTACGTTAACCCAACTTAATTCATCAAAGAATAAATCACCTGCTACCCATTCACACATTTGACCGTCATACTCTTCACCTCTCATATGACCACACCAACCTTCATTGATGATGTCAGTACTACATACACTACACACAGCAGCATTAGTAGTAGCTCCAATAGAGACTGTTAGTAAACGACCTTCTAGGATATCTTTAATAGCTTTTTCTTGAGTGATTTTAGGAGTGACAATAATTCCGGGGCGACCGGCAGAAGTGTAATCGGAGTATGAAGCGGAGTAAACACGACCTGTAGCTTCTGTGTTTACATCATGGTTATGGATAACTGGTTTAGGGAAAGGTTGTGTCCAGCTATATACACCACTCTTTAATTCATGGTTTCCTTTAAGTTTTTCGGCAGTGTAACGGTTAAAGTTACGAGTTCTTCCTTCATGAATGGCTTCAATCTTTGGATAAAGAACCGTAATACCGCTCTCATTAGTAGATTCATTGAATGCTGTATCAACTTGTCCAATATCGACCTTAGTTGTTACAGACTCATTAATCTTCATAGGGTCTAGATCAAGACCCTTCCACTTTAAAATATTCAATTAGATGACCTCCTTATTATTGAGAACAATAGTGCATTCGCAGTTGGTATGGTGCGGAGGAATCTGATCTCTCCAACCATCAGATAGGATAATTTCAGAAGAAGCGGTTAAGCATTTCTTGCAACAATTCGGTTTATGTTTAACGTAAACTCTATCTTTCTTGCTTTTTACAGCTGATAGAGCAATTCCATAGTTGTAGGCTTCATAAGCTATGCGTTTTGCAATAAAACCAATACGATAACGGTTAGCTGTAAATGCATGTGTAATGTGAGCAACCGGAGTCTCTTTTTCATAACAAGCAGAAACTAAACGAGTGACATCTTTCATAAGTCGTTCAAATGATTGAGTGTGTCTTGAAACAGCTACTTGTACATCACCGCTTTGCAATTTTGTTAAATCGTTACCCATTTGGATTAAGCCATCTTGGAATCCATGTAAAAAGGCACGCTCTACAAATGGATTAACCTGATCCTTAATTAACTGACCTATCAATCCAGTAGTAAAAGAAGTAATCATATTTGTATCCTCATTGCGTCTTACTCGAACCTGTACATCTTCCATAGTTGTTAACCAGTGTTGTTCAACTTTCTTAGTGAACTCACCAACTTGTAATGTCTCAGACAAAGTAACCAGTTGATCTTGCTCGGTCAATTTTGAGTTTTCAGAAACTGCTACACTCTTGTTACTTGTTTCGGAAGTCTTAGGCTTTCCTGGGCTTGTTTGCTTTCCACTTTGATTCTCAGGTTGATCTTTATTATTACCTTGATTAGCTGCAGCTTCAGTACCGTCTGTACCCGCATCACCTGTTGAAGAACTAGCATTAAACATATTTGTATATAAGCGTGATTCATCAACTTGAATATCGTAACCAAGTAATTGACGCATCTCTTCGAATACAATACTGTTTTGCATAAATAACTGAACAACATGATTTTCACGTTTGATTTTTGCGTCGAATTCAATTTCATGGAAGACAAAATCAATTTCATCATCGGGGTTTAAGGTTGGATCATATCCACCTTCAAATAGAAGTTCATTGATAATAGCAAACTTAGCTATATCAGCGAAGGTTTTTTGGAAGTCCTTAACTGTGTCATTAAGGTCTGAGGATTGGTTATCAGAGGTAGATTTATTAGCGGTACCTGAGATTCCCATAATCGTGTCACTTACTCCTAAACCAGAGAATACACGTTCACGGAAATACTTAAGATATCCATTAGCATCGATTGCTTGTCCTTGAGAGCCAACTACTTCAATATTGTGTCGTTCAGGAACAACCAATGCACCATCAACGGGGATATTACGGATTTCTTCACGTAAGTTTTCAATCTCTTCATCTGTTGCTTCAAATCCTGGCTTATCAATACCTACTTTGTATAAATAAAGGGGAAATAGATTGCGGTAAATTAAGCGGGCTACATTCTCTTCAATTTGACGTAGTAATTTAACATCATCTAGTGCATTGTAAATAAACGGAACACCATAAGCACGGCCACTTGGTTTTCGATAGGCAAAATGTATAATGTCTTCGGGTTTAAACTCTACCCCGTTTCCTCCTGTGCCGCTTGATTGCTGATAGGCTACTATCTTACCTACATCGTCACGGCTTACCGTTACTTGTTGTGTTGGAAGAACAAAATATCCGGCAACTGGTTTATTTGATGTGTATCCAGTAGCGGTTACGCCACTTGGGTTGCTATTATTTTTTGCACGAGCTTTTACTACATATGCATTACCATAAAGAATAAGGTTGTCGGCAATTTCCTGTAAAAAGGCATCTGTACTCTGCCCTGTTCCTTCTGCCATTAATTTAAGTCGAGTCCAAACATACTCAACTGCTTGATCATTCTTACCGGATAACTCCCATCCGTTTTTAAACATTAGAGCTGAATGTTTATCTACTGCTCTACGAATATAACTATCTGTGAAATAAGCACGACCGATTTCCGCTAAGTCCACCGGAGAATCTTCAAAGTCTCCTCCGCCGCCTGCACTTTTAACAGCTTGTCCTAAACGAGTAACTGCTGTCTTCTTAGGATCACGCTTAGCAGAGGAAGGTGCTTCACTGACAGTTCTTAATCGAACTCCTCTACGAATTCGTTCTACAATACCCAATTTTGTACACCTCTCTTATAGATGATCTAAAACTAAAGAATATCCTGCTCTAGCATTTTCCTTGCTTAATGTCTTTTCGATTTTTTCTTTACGCACTTCATAATCGGATGTGTACATAGAATAAACATCATTTAAAAATGACTCATATTGTTCTTGTACCAAATTTAACCCACCAGCTAATTGATTTAGGAAAGCTTCCACACCTAAATCTTTGCTAGGTGAATTCAAGTTTTGCAAAGTATCATATGTTTTTAAGTACATCTTATTTCGAAGCTCAAACGCTGTAAGTAATTCATCGTGTGCGCGTTGTTTGCGAGAAAGACTATTAATGTTCTTTAATACATCTCTGTACTGCTTTTTATCTTCAATTTGAGAATTAACTTGAAGCTTAAGAGACAGTTGTGTTAATTTCATTAATTCAGCAAATTCTTCTTTAGTAGTAGCTTGATTTTCTAATACCTTCATAACCTCTTCTCCATCAATATCGCTACCTAAAACTAATCCGGATTTAATACGAGCGGACGTATCTTCTGTGCCTTGGAGAAGGTTATCTACTAATAAAGTCATTTCTTGAAGCGTCTTCTCTTCCCTAATTGCAACATCATAAGGACGCTTTGATGCCGTATATTCTTCACTGACTTTAAAGAATTCAGGTGTGCCATATGCTGTACGAAGTGTATCGTAATACTTCTTTTCACTATCTGAATAAGTTTTCGAAATGTCCTCTAACCATTCGGATTGCTTTTGAACCGCTTCATCAATTTGCTTAACAAGCTCTTCATTTTTGACAGGTTCATTAGGAAGTTCTCCATCAATGTAATTCTTTAGAATAGATTGCTTATACAAAAAGTATCCTTCTTGAACTGTTGACTGTAACTCTCTTAAGTCTTCGTAGAATTCCAACTCCAATGAGCCATCTACATCTTCTGCATATGAATGAACAATATCTTGGATAAGTGAATTAACGGGTGCTTCTGAATCATTGAATGTTTCTGCATATGTTGAGAAATCAATTGAACCGTTTGATGCTATTGAGGGATTTAAATGGGGGAATGATTCATAGATTTTAAATATCTGTTCTTCCGATAAAGGAATACTCATGTCCTTTAGTTTTTCTTCTACGTATTCAATCATCTGATTTAGTAAGTCGTATGTTCCTACAAAGTCTTCATATTGTTGAGCGGGTTTTTCTTCCGCTTCATAATCGCCACTACTATCAACATCTTCTTCGTCTTCTTCATCTGGAATATTCTCTTCTGTTTGAAGGTTTACGGTAATAGGTTTTTTAGGTTCATACTTCACTCTTGGGCGATACTCTAAAACAGAGCGTTCAAACTCCGTATCTATTTCATTATTTGCTCCATACAATTCTTTTTCGTCCATGATTTCATCTCCTTATAATATTAAAAAGCGACAGGTCCTTTGCGGATACCTGTCGCCTTCTTTTACCATCCTCCGCGAGATGGCATTTTCATATTTCCTCCACGACCACCCCAACCAAAACCTTTTGAAGCTCTTTTGCGAACTTTAGTATTGGTAGGCTTTTGACGTAATTCAGAGTCGGTGGATCTTGCTTCTTCTTTAATCTTGAACGGATCTGTAAATGTCTTTTTAATCTTGGCGATGGTTGTCGCATTTGGCTTATCAATAACAGTAGCGGCCAATTCAGGCTTCTCATTAATGAAAGCAAGCAAACCAAACATCAATCCATCTAATGCGTGTTCGTCTACATCGGTATAAGTTGCTTCACCTGTTTTTGCACTAAAACGAACTACTTGATAGTTAGTCATCTGTCTTGCTAATGTTTCATCTATTTCACGGTGAGGAATACGGAGCTGACCACGTTCTAGCATTAAAACTGTTTGGTTAACAATGAATGGTTTCAGTGGTTTCTTATCGAATTCCCTACTGTGCGGATCTCTTACTAACTGAGAACTTCCTAAGTGAACACCTTTTACTCTATCTCCTAGTGTTTTACGTAGAAGCTCAATTTGGTATTCACCAGCACCTCGGTCACAATAGATAGCAAACGGGTTATAGATGGCATCTAGCTCGATAATCTTTTTAACAGCATTATCGTATGTGAATTCCCCTTTAGGAATTTCTTCACGGTTAATAACTTGGAATCGACCATATTTTTGTTCTGTCTCTCCGAGCTCTGGACGTAAGCGTCTAGGTTCGAATGGATTATATTGAGTAACAACAATTTGTGTAGCATTACCGAATTTATCCCAGTCAACCCCAATGGCTATAGGGCCATGATGTGCAGGAGAGGTAGTATAGTTGTAACCAATGCTCGATGCCTCGTCAATGTATTCCTTATTGAACACCCCGACCATTTCA